GCAATCATGGAGTTTATCCCTCTCCTGCTTGATCCTTACAATCGGGGTAACTTCATTATGGAATAGAGTGGTGGGGTTTAAACCCACAGGTGTTCAAGTATTCCTTTGTTAGACTCTTATTCCTTGAACCGGGTCGTTTATCGTCTCAGTAGAACCCTGCGTAATACCGCCTCACTCTATGTTCATAGTATACCACCCACCAATCCGTCCGTCAAGTCTTGAAAGTAGATTTACAGAGGTGTGAGTGCCATCTGGATCGGGCGAAATCTCTTGCAACTTATCATCAAGCATTTTGATTTCTTCTGCCGCTCTGCGACAAAGAGACTCAAGACGAAGAACCTCAAGAAAATAAACTTGTTCATCCAAGCGTCCGTATTTGATGAGCATACGCTTCATAACAGCAGTTGCAGTAGATTCAGGAAAATACTTTTTTGCGTTTTGGATAACTTCATCGTCAGACATTTGAGCGATTTCCTTTGCAATTTGATCTTCCATGCTCATTTCATAACCTTCACATAGCCAGTAGGCTCTTGTGTCGTTTCACCGTGGAACCACCAGATAGTCAGGCGGTCTTGAAAATAATCATTGTGGCGATAGAAGTCTTTTTCAATGTCTATTAAAAGACCAATATCATGCTTTTTCTTTTTGAAGTTTTCGTCCCACTGACTTTTTGGTCTTACAAGATCACCGACTTTCATTCTTCGCTCTCCATGGAATCAAGATATAGAAACAACTCTTCTTCAAGTTGAAACATAGCAGCCCTAAAATGCAGAGCCCTCTCAAAAGAGCGGTCAGACTTCTTGGCTTCTCTGAATGCTTCTCTGAGTTTCATGATTAAAAGAGTCAGGTCAGGTGATTTCATTCTTCGCTCTCCACAACATAGAACTCGCTATTACAGCAGTGCTCTCTCATCTCAACTTCGTCGCCTTCTTTATAGCCTTTGCTGTGCCAATAGGTGTCGCAACCCTCATTTGGGCCAATAACATAAATTCCTCGGTAGATTGCTGACCCGTGTGAAATGCCGTCCTCATCAAATAGAGTTCCAACTGGAAACATTTCTTCTTCGTAGAATGCTTCGGTTCCTTCCTTGAACCAAGTGTCGGGTTTAACAAAGTATCTTTTCATTCTTCGCTCTCCACCTTCATCCACTCTATAACAACTTCCTTCAAGGCTTCCCAAGGATATCTGACCTCGTTGCCCTCTGTGTCGGTGAAGAGGACGTGCTTTACGACACTTGTTGTCCCATCATCTTCTACCTTGACACAGGAGCCAACCATTTCCATAGATGCTTTATAGGTCATTCTTCGCTTTCCTCTTCTGCTTTATTTCGGCACCCAAACGAGCAAAAGATTTCAAAAGCAAATGGAATATTTCTACCGCAAACGATACATTTACTCATTCTTCGCTCTCCGATAAGCACCTACGGCAACAGGCCATAGTTCTTCTGCAATCTCCAAGCAAGCCTCGGCGACCTTTTGAATTTCCCATTGTGCCCCTTCGTGTGTGCGAAGGTCAACGAACTTCAAGAGGTTGTTTAGGTTGACTGTGCCGTAATACTCGGTGTACATGTTTTGAGGTAGAACTCCTCTTGCTTGTTCCCGGCAAATGCCGGCATCAATAAGGTTGTTGTAGAGCCCAACACTTCGGTAATGGTGAGCGCGAACGAGCTTTGTAGCAAAGTCCCGCTCCGAAACCATGTAAAGCCCGTCTTCTGTGATCTGCTGCGTGTCTGGGAACATGTAGACAACAGGATCAATAAGGTCATCGGCGTTGCTGGCCTGACGGTTTGACTCGTGCTGTGTGCGATACTTTTCTGGCTCGTAGAACTGAATATTCACATCAGTGTATCGACGGCTAATTTCGTTATAACTCCAAGTCCGATGCCTATGATGCTGGCTGCGGACAAATAGAGGAACAACAAAACGGAAAGTAGCAATATTATGCTCAAACGTAGACGTGTGCCTATGATTGACCAGATAGTTGATAAGTCGTTCGTCTTTTTCATCCAACTCCTCCTTGTGCTTCCCAAAGGAAACTCGGGCACTATTGACGATCGTAAGGTCTGACCCCATGTGATCGACAAGTTCAACTCGCCCGATTCCATCATTATAAATATCAATAGACTTCTTCATTCTTCACCCCCAAATGGAAAATGTAATACATTGTTTGGCAACTCTTCTTCAATTTCTTCTTCGTCTCTATCTTTTCCTGAAACAGCATTGAACTTTTCAACAATGCCTTCCAGCACTCCGATCATGTACTCTGCGTGCTCTGGGCTCCACCCGCTGGGCAGGTTGTCGTTTGCGAGCCAAGAATTCCAACTATTCAGTGTTAGTTCAATAGAGCCGTAAATGACTTCCATTTCAATTTTGCTGAAATGTGTTGGTTCGCTCATTCTTCGTTTTCCCTTTTTTCAAAGTGTGTGTCTGGGCTTCCTGTGTACCAAACCTTCTTAAAATCATTCATCTCAATGAGAATGTCAATAAGGTCTTCAAGAACATCGTTGACTTCTTCTAGGCTCTCAGGGCTTTCGGCGTTAACAAGGCGGAAAAGGGTCTTGCGAATGTTCATTGTGGCCCTCGCAGAAGCCAAAAACATATCGCAATCGGTACAAGCCCAATGATCCAAGATATTCCACAGCACCCAGAAGTCAGGAGAACAATCATCCCAACGACATCATCATTGCCCGGTGCAACTTCAGCTATGGAACCCGCCGTCCAACCAAACCACAAAGAGACGATCAGGGCAGCCCAAAGAAAAGCCGTTGTGATCTGTGCCCACCAAACAAGGTTGTTCCAACTGTACCATCCTTCAAATTTCATTCTGCCTCCTCAAATAGTCGATCTGAAACTGGATGTAGCGTGCTGCCTTCTCAAGATCTTCAATGGCGCTGTCGCTCTTCTTTCCTGCTCGGAGGACATACTTGATGACATTTCCAAGAGAAAAGTTTAGGTCATAAGCCTCGATGATCTTGATGGCTTCGTAAGGGTTGTCTTCGCCACCGTAGTAGTCTGGGTGGTTGACGGCGCCAGGGCCTCTAACGGTCATCCTGCCCTCACAACCGCCATAATGTGGTTTCGCTCAACAAGGTGAAACTTATTGCCAGAAAGTTCGATCTCACGGACAATGTGCGTTGGAAGCACGACAACATCACCATAGGCATATTCACCATTTGGATCATTGACGACTGAAACAGCCTTGTAAGGTTTCTCTGCTGGTCGGTAGTCCTCTGGTAGTTCGATCATGTAAGGCGACTCTTCGCTCTTGTCAAAAGACATTTCAACCTGAACCCAGGGTGTCTTCGGCTCCAAAATCATTAGTTTCCTCCATACTTTTTGATTAGTTTTTCATTTGTTCTGTAAGCCGGCTCGTCCATAAAAGCAGTAGAAAGACGACCGCATTTCTTGCAACGAAAGCGAACTGCCACATGTTGAAGCGTTGCCTCAACGTGGCTGGTTGGCACATAATAATGTTCTCCACCCTCGGGGCACTTATGCTTCTGCTCCCAACGGGGGAGAAGGTGGTTAAACTTCATTCCTCACCTCACTCTTTTAATGTAGTCCAAGTGAGGTGAGGAGTCAAGTGTTATTTATGGTTATTTTCTGCGACCTTTTTGCACATTTCTATGAAGTAGTCTTCTGGGAACTTGTTCTTCATAAGGTTTATGTCTTTATGAACGAACTGTAAGTTTTCTTTTGTGTAGCCCTTCTTGCTGTCGATCCTGTCTGGGGACCAAGTGTTCTCGTCAAGTTTCACACCGGAAAGGGCGCAAACAAAACCGTTCTTTTCTAAAACCTCGTTCATTGTCTGAATGTTTATGTCAAACGGAATCTTCCTGTCCTCTGCTTGGCGCTGTGTTCTGCGAAACCTTCGGCCCGAAACAAGACCGTGGCCCTTCCAACTTGGGTTGCCAGAACCGTGACTATGCTTCATAGAACACTCATAACAACGAGTAGAAGTCCCATTTGTCAAGTTATTACAAATAACTTGGTTTTCCGCACCACATTCACACTTCACTGAATAGTAGTAATAAAAGTTTTTCTTTCCCTTTTTCAGCCGCACTGGCTCCGAATCCAGCAGTTCCCATGAACCGAACTTATGCCCCTTTGGGAATAAGTTGTTAAACCTTGACTGTCCTCTTCTTGGCATAGCAAAGCCTCCTTCCAGTAATAAATAGTTCTCTAAAACCCTTATCACCAAAAGGAGGCTGTCTTTTGTGTGGCCGCCGTTTAGGTAATGTCGCAGGATCCGCCGGCGCATGCTAATTCGCCTTGTAGATCCGTGTTGTCTTCAACCTCAATGACATTGGTAAGATCGACATTAACAAGGGACTTCATTAGTCTATTGTAGGTCTCCTCATCGCAGTCCTCGTAGGGGGCTTGGACATAACTGCCGCCATCCCAGGGCAAAACTGAAAGTCCATTATAGCACTCACGGTTTTCCCACATCCACTCACCAACTGGCTCCCACTCTTCTTCGCGGATCGTAACGGTGGCAGAAACATTGTGCGTGTTCTGGCCCTTCCTGTGGCCTCCCTGAACCCACTCACCGCTCACACGCCTAACACGTTCCAACATCTCCAAGGCGCTCTCAGAGCGAGTGATAGAGCCCTTAGGAGCCATTTGCGGAACACTGATGACGGCGGTGTCGTGTGGGCGGAAATACTCGTCCTCAACCAACTCTGGGTGGAACTCGGAAAGGTAGCCATAAATAGATTCATTCTTGCCAACACGGATGCGACGAATGTAATAGTCGTTGTGCCAAGCGTGAATGCCGGAGGATGTTCCAAGAGTTAGGGAGGTTGTTCCTGCTGGCTTGACGCAAGTGCAGCGTGCGGCAGGGTTGATGCCGAGAAGTTCAGCAACACGAGCATTTTCATCCTTTACAACCTTGGAAGCGGCCTTCATGTCAAGATCGAGGACAGCACCAGAAGCAATGCCGGTCATGGAAACGCCAATAAGAGCGTCCTTTTCAGTGTTTCGCTGCCAAACTGGACGAAGGTAGTGGAAATCCGTGTAGGATGCTTGTAGAGTGCCAAGGAAAGCGGCAGCACGAACACGGGCTTCATAGTCTTCCTGGGAATCAACATTAGAAACATTGACCTCGGTTAGATTGCAGAACTGGTAGGGGCGAAGGGCGATCTCACAGCAAGGGTTAGTTCCCCAGTCCTTATCATAAGTGAAATAGAAGCCAGGCTCGCCAGCACCAGAAGCCTTAACACGAGCCCAGAGGTCAAGGAAGAACTCCTTTTTGACCTTGTG